GTTTCCCAGTCACGATCGGCCGGTATCCACCCGATCGTCTGCATTCCGCCGGCGTGTAACAGTTCGTTGATTTACAATCTGGGCGAGTGGATTAAGTTGCAGGGTTGGGATTACGTGGACTTCTATGCAGCCACAGTCGGGGTCGGCTACACGATGAATGTCCTGTTCGACAGTGGGGACACCATCCATCCGAACGACCTTGGTCATGATGCGATGTATGACGCTGCTGAAGCCGCCATTCTCGCGAATGGGTGGTAAGCTAATGGATGCGGAAATCATAACAGCATTCGTCGCACTGCTCGGGGCGCTTGGAGCGGCCGGGCGGTTCATTTGGAACAAGCTGGAAAAGAGGTTCACAGAGATCGAGGAAAAGCTCGACGAATGTCACAAACGCGAGCAGGTCAGCAACCACCGCCGAGGCATTCTAAATCTCGCGGTTGAACTTCTCTGGCAGGAAGTTGAAAGGCTGGCGCCAAAGTCACGGGCGCTGGGTCGAGTGCGGAAGCATCTCGATGAGTTGAAAACGTTGACACCACCGGAGACTTGATATGGATATTAGCGAACATTTTTCACTCGCTGAATTGACGGTATCGCAGACGGCTTCGCGGAAGGGACTGGACAATACTCCAGGGCCAAACGAAATCGCCCGGCTGCGACTGCTTTGCCAACATGTGCTTGAACCGATCCGATTGCATTTTGCTCGGCCGGTGATTGTGACCAGTGCGTATCGGGCGCCCGCGGTCAACAAGGCTGTCGGGGGTAGCTCGACAAGCCAGCACTGTTTTGGGCAGGCCGCCGACTTCACGGTTCCGCGTGTCAGCAATTTCGACCTGTGTCTGTGGATCGCACGGAACCTGGAATACGATCAATTGATTTATGAGTTCGGTGAAGGTGGCTGGGTGCATTGCAGTTGGATCGACGGTCCGCTGCGGAACCAGGAGCTTTCGGCGAAGCGTGTGGGCAGGCGCACAAAATACCTGCCCGGTTTAGTGAAGGACTGAACTATGCTCGGTGGATACAAAACTTACATCACCGGCGGCCTGGCCGTCCTCGGCGCAATCGCTGGTTATCTGACGGGCGACATGTCGCTTACTGATGCTACGCAACTGGCTGTCACCGCCCTGCTCGGCATCTTCGTCCGTGCCGGTGTGGCGAAGGGAGCGTAGCTATGCTGAAGTTCCTGTTCGGTTTCTTGTCGGCAGTGGCTGACTACTTTCGAGACAAACAGTTGATCGACGCCGGGAAGGCCGAGCAGGAACTGGCAGATAGAAAGGAGGTTGATGCTCATGTTAAACAAGCCGAAGATGCTGTGCGGGTGCCTGATGCTGCTCGCACTGAACGGCTGCAAAACCGTTTCGACCGCTCCCGTCGCAAAGGGTGATTATTGCGCGATCACCTCATACATCACTTATGAAACGGGGAAAGACTCGCCGGAGACTATCTTCCAGATAGAGATGCACAACTCTCAACGAGCCTGCGTCTGCGAGCAAGACTGCCCGAAGCCGTGAGGAGGTGATCCAAGTCTAGGCCTTCCGGGCCTTCGGCACGTAGCCGATACCACCAGTTGCGGTGAATTGTTTCGTTAATAACTGTGCCCGTGTCATTACGTCGATGATCCTGTCGATGTTATGCACGGGCACTCTTTCTTGGAGGAAGGCGATTAGCTTCGGCTCGGGCACCGGCTGCTGATGCTTGCACCATTGCGTGTAAGCGTAGTGCCAACATTCCTCCATCGCCGCTCCATCGCCGCCAGTCTTCATCGACTTGAATACGTCCGGCATGTAGGTCTCGAGTTCGATTAACCAGTCGAGGGCCTCCGCGTAGTTGTCGAGCGTGATGATCCGCTCGGAGTCGGTAGCCGCCGAGGCTATCACCATTAGCTTTAGCAAGTGAGCCGGCCGACGGGTGCGGTAGGACATCAGCTTCGGGTGATCGGGAACCGGCGGCCCTCCGGCTTTCGCCCAATCATTGATTGCGAGCTTGGCGTCCTCGGTGATCGTAAACTCCCCGAACATTTTGTAGATGTCCCGGAGGTCGTGGACAAGGTTCGCGCGAGTTACGGTGTCAAGTTCATCGAAGAGGAATAGATCGGTGTGGACAATCTCGCCGGAATAGATGATGAGGGTGCGGGACATAAAGCCTTGTTCCCAGGCGCCTTCGGGAAGCAGGTTGTTCAGGTGTGCTGGGGTTGTGGCGCTGAATAGGTTCAGCTGCGTGTGCGGAATGTTGATGTTGATCTTTGACGTGCGGCGGGTCTCGGCGTAGCGGCCGCAATCCCACAGGTCGGTGAGGGTGGACATGAAATCCCCCTCCCAGGAGGGCAGGAAGACGCCGAACTCATTCGGCACGACCGCAAGGGAGTTGAAGGAGACGACGGCGGGCGTTTCTAGGGGGCGCACTATCCGCCGTTCTGCGTCCGCTAGGGCGTCGATTAGGGACGCCTTCGTAACCGATGTGGGGGCGATGTGGAAGGGCGTCTCGGGCGTCCGTAGTTCGTCTAATAGGTCGTAAACTGTGGACGTGCAAAGGGACTTCCCGACGCCAGCCGGGCCGGTGAGGACCAGGTATTGGTTCGGGTATAACTTCCCCTTACTCGTCCTGATCCAGCACTTCCGCTCGAGCGTAGCCCCGACTAGAAATATCCCGCTCCACTTGCGGAAGATGGAAGGTGAACCTCGGCCGTCCGTATACCGCATGAAGCCGTCAATGAAATTGGAAAGCTTGCGAGGCATTTAGAAATCCAGAAGGCTGAGTTTGAACGAGGTCTCTTCGCGCTTACGCGGATCGGAGCCTTTCCATTTCTTCAGTCCGTCTGGATTATCTGGCGAGCTGTATCCCCAATTCCATCCCGTCATCGCTTCCGTTGGCACCACGAAGTCCCTTCCCCGCTTAAGTGTTAGATGAGTCTTGAGCGTCTCAAGCGCCCAAGGGATAATTTCATCTTCTTGTTCTTCGGGGTATTGGAAGAGGATTGAGTCGTGGACTTGGACGAGGAGTTGAACTCGGTTGGCGCGCCAGAGGTTAAGGATGCCGGTGTTGATTTCTTTAGCTGTCATGGATTGTGGGGTGTGAGCTACTGCTACGCGACGGGTTGATGCTTCCTTGGGGCGGTCGAAAAAGAAGCGGCGATCTCCGAATGGGGTTTCGAGGAAGCCGAGGTTTTCGAGTTGCCAGAAGACGCTCTTGTGCCATTCAGGGATGCAGGGAAATGCGGCAAAGTAGTTCTCTTGAAATTGCTTGGCAATGGGAACAGGGATGCGGGCGTGCTTGGCCATAGTCGGCGGGGTGCCGAGGTAGTTGGAACCGTGGCCGAGTTTCTTTGCTAGGTCCCGGTAGGTGAGATGTTTGAAGGCGATCTGGTCGGCTATGGCCCGATCGTTTCCTCCCCATTCCAGTTGAGGATTTCCCATACGGCAAACCAGAGTATGCAAATCGCCGCTCTCACAAGCATCGAGATATTTTCCTGCATAGTCGGGACCATGTGACTCGAGCAGGGTGTTCCAGCAGAGGGCTCCGACATTACGTGAGTCTCCTTGTTCAAGGTCGAGGTTGGCAAACTTCATTCCAGGATCGGCGACAAAGACCGAGCGGAGTGCGCTTGTAACATTCTGAAGGTTTGTTCCAGTTCCAAAGTCTGTGACGCTGGACGCGAAGCGTCCGGTATCAGTTCCAGCGATGTTAAACTGAGTCCGCATCCTTCCATCTGTATCAATATTTGTGCGAAGGAAGCCGAGAGATTTCCCGAGTCCTCTAAGGGTAAGGAGATGGTTACAAATTGGCTCCGCAATGAAATATTGACTGAGCTTTTCGAGCGCCCCCTCATCAGTAGTCGGAGCAAAGATACCATTTGCGTTGCGCTTCTTTTGAATAGGGAGCTGCATAATGTCATAGAGCAGGACTTTCAATTGGGTGGGCGAGCGCCAGTTGCATTGCGTAGCTCCGACACCTTCGACGATTAGGCGATCAAGCTGAGCCTCGAGTTGACGAACCTTTGCCTCCATCTCCCGGATGACTTTGTTCTTCCGACGCTGGTTGACGAGAAGACCGCGTAGGTTCATCTCGAGCACCGGGGCCTGGAGGGCCTTGGAAAACTCGTAGGTGCCGCGGGCTGTTTCGTCAGTCAGGGCATAGAGGTTGTCAAAGATTTCTTTCGTAACACAGCAATCGAAGCCGTTATAGAGCCAATGGGTCTCGTCGCTGGAGTAGTTGGATAGATCGAGTGTAGCTGTGTCGATGATGTCAGCCACGAACATCCACCATGCCGACAGGGTTCATGCCGAGGATGGCGGCGTAGGTTGTCTCGGCGGCGAGACCCTTCGACGACTCCCAGCCAGGGAGGCAGAGGACGTAGAACTGATCAGCCTTGTCGAGCATTCGCCTGTTCATCTCTTGCCAGAACTCGAACGATCGCGGAAGATCGTGGTAAGCCGCGACGGAATGGAGGTGGATGATCGGGCTGTAGACGAGCTCGTTCTTCCGAACGAGATGGGCGACGGCAGCGAGCGCCGCTTCAAACCGATCGTTCATTACCTCGAGGGATGGGTCGGAATACGGCTGGGCGAGGTAGATCACGTTTCGAGTTCCTTTCGTTCGGCGTCGAGGTCACGCTCGATCGCGTTGATGTCAGTGAATTTCTCGGGATAGCGGACGGCGAGCTTACGGATCACCTTGTCCATCACCTCTTCCATCGTGGAGTCGAGAGCGTCGATTGCAACGGCGATATACCAAAGCTGGTCGCCGAGTTCTTCGACAAGATTGACTCGGTCGAGTTCCTTCCCGCAGAAGAAATGTTTCTTCAGCGCATCGGTAAACTCACCCGCTTCCGTTTGCATTCCCATTGCTGCGTGCAGCAGCCGCACGTCTTTTCCTGCGACGTGTAGCAGTGGCCTGCTCTCGGTTCGCTTGCAGAGGTCGATGAAGTCCTTCATGGTCAATTCCCATCAGTTGCATAACTCGGCGGAGATTTGGCTGCGTTGTTACCATCCGGTGCGCGATTTCCTCGAACGGGAGTGGTGGTTCAACAGCGATTAGTTTTTGAAGTTGCGCGATTTCCTCGGCTACCCCGGCGGAAAAGAGTTTGCGATCGGCGTCTTCTCTAATCATGCTCGACGCTCCTGTTACAATTTTCAACCTTGCAGTAATCAGTCATGACGACGACCTTTCGACATAAACTTCCACGAAGCTTCATCCGTGTAAATTGAGCCGAGAAAGCCCAGCCCCTTTTCCATCTCCGGCTGAAACGCGTGATGGAGTAGCATGGTGTCTTCAGCGGCGGCGGGAACGGGTATGCCATAACGGCTCCATAGGAAGTTAATGTCGTAGAGGCCGTTCTGGAATAGGGTCGGCTTGCGGAGCCAGCGGCGGATGTAATTCCACGCGATTAGCTCGTCGTTGAATGACCAATAGCTGCGCCCCGACTCATCGAAGAATGGGATCACGATGCAGTTGTGGGCATCGGGCGCGAAGCCGATGCAGGTGATTTGGTTCTGCCTCGTCTCGATGTCGGCGGAAATAAGCTCCGCGTCGTTGATGTAGAGTTCCTCGAATGTGGCGAGGTCGGCGAGGGTTGGGCGAAGCCATATCTTACGGCTCGGCCGGGTGTAGTCGGGGGTGAGGGACTCGCGTCGTGCCTTGTCCAAGTCGGATAGGACGATCGGCCGCAGGTTCCACTGTCGGGCTACGGCTGAGGGGTGGTAGGTAGGAAGGACTTTAACCGCTCTTCCGAGAAGCGTTGCAACAGAGGATGCAACAGTAGTGATACTTCCTCGAACGGCCTTGATGCCAGAAGTATGGAGCAACGCCCATGCCGCGGTAGAGCCAAGAGCAATAATGACGTTCGGGTTTGCATGGCGCAGCTCCGTGTAGAGGCGATCTAGTTCCGCCTTGTAATCCAGGCGGACAAACTTGCCTTTGTATAAAGCTGGATAGCCCGGTAAGGCCTCCGACTTAGAGCCGCAAAAATTCTTGACATCAGCGGACGGCTTCGGCCGAAGATTGAAGACATCCGTGACGAGACAGTCTCGACGCGAAATCCCCGCTTGCGATAGGAGCTGATCAAGTAGCCAGCCTGATGACCCGACAAACGAACGGCCTTGCTCTTCTTCCTTTTCACCCCAGGCCTCCCCGACGATTGCGATGTTAACCATCTTGTTTCCCATACTTTACGATGATGTGCTCAGGAAGAATAACATTGAACAGGAACTCATCCGTTTGCGGATCATATGCGACTTTGCAGAAAGATGTTCCGTGCATCTGTGCCGTATTCAGCATTCTTTCCAGCACCCGAATGATGCGCTCGTCAACCACGTTCGGCTAACAGAGCGTCAAGGATGCGGAGCTGCGTGTGCAGGGCGGCGATGCCGATGTCGTCGGCGCTGAGGGCAATGCCCTTGTTTAACTGCTTGATACCGGTGACGAGGTTGTTCCAGTCGGTCTGCGCTTCCATGAGCCACGCGAGGGCGGGGGAAATCTCGAAAGCGATGGCGTTGGCGTGGAGTTTCGCGACGTGTGGTTTGAGCTTACGCATCCCGGTTCTCCCAATCGTTACAGGCGGCGACGTAGAAATCTTCGAGCTGCTCAAGGCCGAGGACCCGATTGGCGCCGAGGTCTTCGGCCACCTTAAGTGCATTCGCTCCTCCGCAAGTCGGATCGAGGACGAGAGAGTATTCATCACAGATCATCCTCATGAAGTGTTTGAGCATGGCGTAGGGCTTTTCAGAGACGTGCCCTTCGTTGTTGCGTCGGCCTGGGTGGGCGAAGCTGTTCGCGACACAGCCGGCTTGCGTGATCTTGCGGTCGCCCCGAGTGGCGAAGATTGCGGCTTCGTAGGTTTGCCGCGGCCCGCGCTGAGGATCTGGAGCGATACCGGCTCCGTCCGACTTGTGCCAGATGAACGGGAACGGATGGCACGACCATCCCATGAGCTCGAGGGCGTCCTTCGTCTCAACGTGGAACTTCATCGAGTGCCAGAAGATAAGGTGAGCAGAGTCTGCAACAACATTATCCATAGCCAAGCTAAGGCGATGCAAGAGAGCCCAATATACATCAGGACTGTCCTCGTAGTGGTCCTTGATGGTCGCAGACATTCGAGGAGCATCAGCGACGTTAATCCCGTAAGGAAAATCGCAATGAATAAGGTTGAACTTGGGTCCGTCGTATGACTCCTGCCACTCGTGGAAATTGGTGTTGAGAAGGGGGATCGCGGCGCGCTGCGACGCCTCGGACTTGGCGAGGATCGCTTCGACCTCTTCGTCCGGCGTGTAGATTGCAGCGGACTTTCCGATCATGAGATCGACGGACTCGAGGGCCGATGATTTCTTCCGCTCGTTATTGCGGGATACGATGTTGGCAGCGGCTGCGAAACGATCGGCGTTGGCTACAACCTCGTTGTGCATCTCGGAGGCGACGGCGAGCTTGCGTGATACGTCCTGTTCCGACAGGCCCAGGGCTTCGCTCGTCGCAGCCTGTGTCCACTCAGGCTCGTTGTCGATCTTGAGTTGGTGGAAGCGGGCGATGGCCTCGACTTCCTCTTGCCACGTCAGGTCAACTCGCTTGACGTTCTCTTCCAGTTCGATCATCTGGAGTTCATAGTAGTCGAGTTCGGAAGAGAACTGAACGGAGATGGATGTCCAACCGAGCTGGCGGCAGGCGGTTAAGCGACGCTCGCCGGCGATCAAATTGTAGTCAGGGTCGATGGTGATCGGGTTGATCAGGCCCCTGTTGCGGATGGAGAGGGCGAGGTCGTCGATGTTGCGAAGCTCGCGACGCTGGCGCTCGGGCCGGTTGACGATGATGGAGTCGATGGGGACAGACTGGAAACGGCCGGAGGTCATGTGAGGTCCTCTTCACGAACGGGGATAAGGATGTTGGAGGCCTCGTTGTGGCGGGCGATTGTGGCCAGTGCCTCGTCCCGTGACATGCGCTTGGCGGCGGAAAGGTCGGTTGAGTATTGGCCGGTCTTGGTTAACCAGCCGCCCTGTTTTAATCCTGCGAGGAGATACATGGTGTTCCTTTCTCTTTGTAGGCTCCCGCAACCATGTGCTATCGAAACACGGAGCGGAACTCGCGGAACCTCCCGTTACGGGAGCCTACAAAAAGGAGCCGGCTGCTCCGGGGGGTGGCGCAGCCGGCTGAGGTTAGGTCGATTACTCTACCGGAGCGGTGCGCGCGATATTGGCGAAGAAGATTTCGGGGTCTTCCTTGTCCTGCTTCCACGCGATCGCGCCGAGGAACTCGCCGTTCACCGCTGCGTTCATCGCTTGCGCAATGGTGTGATCGGCTTCAGCGCACTTGACGTGCTTCTCGAGGAAGGTGCGGAAACGGAAGAGCGACTTCTCGAACTCCGCCTCATCCTGCTTGTTGAACATGAAGCGAACCGACTGCCGGATGTTGGTGATGTCGCCGGGATAGTCGGAGACTTCCGCGTCGTCGAGTGCTTCAACAGCCTGGACGTTGACGGTGACGATGTCCCACTCACCGTTCTGACTGGTCGTCATCTCGGGGAGCTTGCTGATCCGCCAGCGATAGGTGCCTACCGGGGGAAGCGGTGGGCGCTCGACATCGGCGATCGGCTTGGAGGCTACGTCTGCAAAGTTTATGGCCATTGTTATTGTCCTTCTTCGTTGTTGATCTGGTTGGTGATGTAAGTGATGAGCTCTTCGAGGTTGGTGAACACCAAGGCTTGGTAAGTGTGGCATCCATCAATCATCTGATTGCTGTTGACGATCCAGCCGCCTACTGCCTCCTGGATGCTCCAGTTTTTGTTATCTGTTCCCATCAGTTGTTGTCCTTCATCTGTTGAAAGATTGTTGCGAGTCCAGTTTCGAGCGGAAGCTCTTTATCGACTTTGGGGCTTGGGACCTTGAGGTCGATAACGCCGGTCGGCATGGTTTTAATCCGCCTCCGGACATTCGTTCCCGAGCCAGTTGACTCGGCAAGAATTAGGGTGTTGAAGTATTTGGGAATGGTTGGGCCAAGGGCACTGCCGATGGAATTGACGTAGCCTTTGTTCACGCCTTCGATCACCTCTTTGTAGTTGATATGGGAGATGAGGATGACGTTCATCTTGAACTGCTCGCCGGTGAGCATGGCGATCGTGGACTCGAACGCTTGCTGCGCGGAGAAATACCACTGACGAGGGTCTTTCGCCATCGGGCTCATGCCCTTCGCCCACTCGAATGCAGCTCGGCCGAAGGCGCTGCCGGAGTCGAGGACGAAGATGGTGTTGGGGTCTTCGATCTCGGACCATTCGGTTAGTTTGTCGAGGGCCTGGACGAATGCCTTGGGTGCGCCCTTGATGATGGGACCGGCCTTGGTCGATTTGTATTCGTCGCGGATCGTCTCGAACTCGACGTTCGCCAGCTTGTCGGGACATTGTTCGCGGGCGAAGTGGACGAGGGCGTCTAGTCCGTTATCCATGTCGATGATTTTGAACTTGTAGCCGGCTGCGAGAAGGGAGACGAGGGAGCCGGTCTTCCCGGTGCCGCTGTCGCCGATGTAGATGAGCTTGAAATAGTCGGATGACTGGTGCTGGTCAAGGGTTGGCATCGACACGTTCCTTAAGGAGGATTTGAAGGGCGTTCAGATCGTGGTAAATTTTTCGGGCGGCGTCCTTGGCTTCGGGCGTAGCGGTTTCGCTGAGACCGATTGATTGCATGTTCTGTTTAGCCCGTGCCACGTGGCCGAGGAAGCTGTTGTGTTTCCAAACCAGCCGGCTCTTGCGGGTGTTTGTCCGTCCCATGACAACTCCTATCGTGACTTGAGGGGATCCCACCGCTCGCCGCGCGTGAAGTCTCCTTCGAGGAAACGATCACGGACAGCCGGCGACTTCGAGCAGATGTTGCGGAACTGGCAGCCGCCGTAGTTGCCGCAGGAAGCCGGGTTCATGGGGAAGTGCTGTTCGCGGGTGGCGGTGCGAGCGGATTGAATGTGGTGCATCGCATGGTCATACCACTCGTCGAGCTGTGGATCGTCACGGAAGGTGAAGCCGCGCTCGAAGCGGGAGAAGCCGACAGCGATCTGTGCCGCGTCGATGATAACGCCCTTGACCGGGACGCCGAAGATTGCCTTGCCCGCGAAGGTGTAGAGGGACATTTGAGTTTCCGGTGACCACTGCTCGAAGTAGCGAGGGGTGATGGTCGTGCCGGTTGTCTTCTGGTCCTGGATGTAGGGCTTATCGCCGTAGAGGACAAGACGGTCGAGGTGGCCGGAGAGGATCACGTCGTTGTCGGCCTCGAGGCGGAAGCTGTGCTCGACAGCGGGCTTGCCGTCGGCGAGGATCACGGTCTCGCAGGGGTCGTCACGGAACTGGTCGATATACCAAATGATCGTGCGGATGAGGTTCGGCCGGGTCTTGGCCGCGTGATCGGACTCCCACGGATGACCGCCGGAAGTGGCTTGGCCGTTGCCGCCGCAGGCTGGGCATGTTTCGTCACTCACCTTGCCGGTGCCTTCGCAGGTGTCGCAGTCGGGATAGACCCACGACTCGATCAACGCCTCGTGAACGACCTCGATCAGCGCGTCCTCATGCGACTGGCCATCGGCGCGGTATTTGTGGAATGACTCGAGGGCCGACGCATACCAGCCGCCGAAGTCGAGGTGGACGGAACGCCGGTGAGGTGTCCATCCGTCGATCATCTTCAGCTTGTATTTGTAGAGGCACTCTTGCGCGATCTTGATGGACGTGGAATCCCAACCGAACTGGACACCGGAAGCGTCGAAGGATAGGAGTTTTGTCACAGTTCGTCTCCATGCTTGGTGTCGAAGAGAGTGTCTTCAATCTTTGCGCGAACGAACTCAAAACCTTCTTCAGAGCGTAGCCTTGCCTGAGTTTTCATACGGCCCATGAGACTTTCATAATTGGTATCTCGAGCGGATAAGAACCAGCACCCATCATAATGGTCAACTTCGTCTATATCAAATCGGGAAGCTTTCCACTGACCTAGTTCTGCCAGTTTACGGAAATTATTCCAGGTAATTCTCTTTGTGTTTGGCGGACGCACTGTAATATGCGCTTCAAAATAAAGCCGCGTTTGCATGTCGAGGGGTTCCTAGATGGAGATGTCGAGCTTGGAAAGTAAGTCGGCGTTCGCCTTCTGCTTCTCCGTCTTCGGCTTCGTCGAACCTGCGGTCTTGTTGCCGAGGTTGAAGGCATGGCGGGACTTGACCATCTCGGAGATGATGACGGAGATGTCATCGCGGGTGAGCTGGAGCGGGTCACGTGCGAAGAGGGTGGATATGTCGGTCATGCGAGAGACTCCAAACGCTCGCGCTGGCATTGCACTCCGTAAATGCAGCCCTCGAGATTGTCGAGACGTTGCTGGATTAGGTCCAGTGCTGACGAGGGTTCAACGGCCAGGTCTTTTGCTGTTGCAGTCTGCGGTTGCGATCCCATGCTTCGATCTGCAATTCCTTGCAAGGCATCCCACTCGGTGCTCATGCGAGAAATCAAATGCTGTAGGCGATCCGCAATTACGCTCAGTGCGGTTGTTGGGCTTTCGCCCTTATATACTGTAGTTTCCATCACAGTTTCACCTCCACTTTCGGGTCGAAGCCTTCGCCGCCTGCATCCACCTGTCCGATGTAAGCACGGACGATGCGGCGGATAATCGGGCCGGCTCCCACGTCGGGATAAAGTTGCTGCAGCTTTTCGTAGTCGCCCACGAATAAGTTCAGCGTGTGCTTTTGCAAATTATCATCACTCATTGGAGTCCTTTCCGGCGCGGTTAAGCACCCAGAGATCGCGAGAATTGAACGGGCTGATTAGGAATGATAGAGCCTCGAAGTCTGGGTTGTCCTTACGGATGGCGTAAAGGCGCTGGCGCAACCGCTCCGGGTCGTTTGTCTCGAGGACAATGCCGAGCGGGGAGCGGGTTGCGTCGTAGAGTAACTCGACGTATTCGAGCATTAGTCGAAACAGAGTTCGTCGGACAGGGTGATCTCGAGGATCGGCTTGATGGGCGACTCGAAGCCGACGACCCCGACGATGACTTCCTCGCCCTGTGCGAGCGCGGCTGCGACAGCGGTGTTGTCGGATTTCGGGATGAAGCCGATGAAGGTGTCCTCGGCGATCACCTTGACCGCGTTGCTGTCGTAAGGATTGGATGGATCGGCCTCGAGTTCGAGGGTGTCGCCGATACCGAGGTGCTTACAGACTTCGCGGGCGTCGGCCGGACGGAAGTTTGCTCCGGCGAGTGTGCATTGGAATGTGGACATA